GGTCATCAACTAGGTCAATGTTCTCCGCCCCTGCAGTCACATGGAATCTAATTTTTTGCGGTTTAGTGTTTTGATAATCAGCCATTTTTTAATAGTCTCCCGAACTAAGGCACATACAACCGTAGCCCTCATGGAACGCTTCAACAACGTCCTTAGTCTCTTGAGTTACCTGACTGGCAAAACCGTAAGCAAGTTTTTCTTTGTAGGCAACAAGGTCGGCATAGGTAGGATAGTCCTCTTCATATAAGAAAACCTCCCTAGTAATTAAATAATGACCATCGGAGGTCTTATATTCAATTTCAATAAAGCAGGTCGGTATGGTGCATTTAATCGCAGGTTTACCGCAGTAAGTGATGCTAGTATCTAGGTCACTAATGTGAGGCTTTAAAGTTTCATCATCATTTTTCAAATCTTTTAAAAATTCTGTGCATAATGTTTGAGGCACATTTTTTATATAAGAAGTTGAATTGATGACGTAAAATTTTTCATCAAAAGTCATAATGATTTGACTTATAAAAGTGTACAAAGTGAAAGGATAAGCCTTTCATATAACCCTATTAGATAGGGCTATAAGCAAGGATTAAAATTTGCATTCTTTTTTCATAAATTGGATTTGATCTTTAATTAATTTCATTAGATTTAAAATTGATTTATCAATATCAATATCTCCACTAGGTAAGAAAACATTATCAACTATTGGAAGAATTCCAGTAAGGTTACATAATTCGGTGTAATTAGCTTCTAATTCTTCTAAAAGGTTATAAGCTTTTGAATGATAAGGATCATTTAAAAAGGGCATAATTTTTTAAAATAAAGTACATTTAAAAGGGTTTTAAGCCTTTCATATAACCCTATTAAATAGGGCTATAAGCAAGGATTAATTTAATTAATTGGTCTTCTTGTAATTCTTCTTTTAATTTCTAACTTACAATCATTTATAAATTGTTTATCATCAGTATTTTTGATAACTGACTTTAAATAATTAAGACTAACTTCTTTTAGATCTTGTTTTGTTAGTGGTTCAATTTTGTAATTAAATTGCATGATAATAAATAAAATAAATTGATTAATTTTTAAAAATATAGAGGCTATTTTTTAAGCCTCTACAGCTACATATTTGGCGGTAGATCCATGAGCATTGATCACAACATCTTTTTTTGATCCACTACATAATGAACAAATTGAACATTCAGTTTTTTGACCTGCTTCGATACTTGCAGGGCAATTAATAAATAATTTTTTATCTACCTTAGTGTCTTTGTGCTTAACGTAAAAACATTTAAAACCTAAACCACTTGCAAGTAAATAATCTTGGAAGCTATCACAACTTGCTTGAACTATTCCCTTATACTCTTGAGCGAAATTTGATCTCCATTGATGGGTATAACCAGTATGATTCTTGCATACGTCTAATAATGGCTTCCAAACTGATAAAGGTATTACTGTAGGATCTCCAGCACTTCCAAGTCTTAAAGATCTCCCTTTAATTAGTTCTAAATCTGATTTTTTAAAGTAGTCATATCTATTATTTTTGTATGACTTCCAAACTTGTAGAGGTGCTTGAAACCACTTGACGTAACAAGAGTTATTATTATATCCAGCATGGGGACAATTTCCGCAAACTGATTTATTTAAACCGTTTTTATGTGAAGTATTTGGTGCATGATCTCTTAATAAAATCCAAGTCTGTAGCATATCCCCAGTCTTTTTATTAGATGTTTTATTATCTAAACCAGTAATAATAACTACGATATTTTGCCCATCTATATTTGATTTACCCTCGAATAAAATACGGCCATTAGTGTTAAAAGTTAGAGATTTTTCTAACTTTAGTGTCTTTTTAAACTTGATAGTCATTTTTCTAATAATGAATTGTTTTATGAATAGAGAAATAAACCTCTATAAATCTATTCTAGTATGGCGGCTTATATAAGTAAATAGAAAGTTATTAATTTAATAAAAAAATACCTTAAAAAGTTTTTAACAAGTTTTTCCACAAATTTAGTACTTATCTCATGGCGGCCTTAAGTCCTTAAAGTGCAAATTTTTCTACGATATGGAGCAAAAAAGGGTTAAAAAGTACAATATTTTGTACAATTTGTCAATATTTTCCCGGAATCTTTACAAAACCCAGGATTTCTTAACATTCAGTTGTAATTACGTGTTGCAAAATGAAATATTTCTGTGTCCAACGAACTGTCTCTAAGACAGTACTGCAAAATCTGTAACAATTGACCTAGTTTCGTTACATTTTCTAGGGCGGTCTTAATATTTCCTTAATATTCTCAATAAACAATTAGTTTTGCTACAAATTTCCGTAACATTTCCGGGATTTTTGTCAAATTTTTTCACAATCTGTAACAATTCCGCCTTATGTGACCATATATTTCTTTTTTTTGTTCACACTAAGTAACAATTTACGGCTTCGCCTGATGTCTCAAATTTTTTTTTCCCCAAAATGACCCTTTTTAAGGCTTTTTAGGGGGTCGAGTATATAGAACTTAAAATTATCTTTATATATCCACAAAGAGTTATAAAATGCCTGCTTCGCCCAGAGATTTCTTGTTATATTCCCGTATGACTGGCAAGCCAATGCCTGAGAACGCTATGGAGCGTATGAGGATGGCTCCTGAAGTGTATCAATTCACAAAAAATTTAACAAAACAACCAAATTTATTAGAAAAAACAGGAAATTTAGCTAGAAGTATTGGACGTGGAGCTGTAATGGCTATTGGTGCACCAATGGTTGCAGAAGCAGTAGCTGCAGAGGCAGATAGAAAAGAAAAAGAAGATGTTACAGGGGAAGTGCAACCTGAAATACCAACAGCATTACAAGTTGAACAGGAAAAAACAAGAAGAGCAAAGCTGGAGATAGAAGGTAGAGAAAATGTAGCAAGAATAGCAAATGCTGGAGTACAGAAAGGTAATTTAAATGAACTTTCAGATGACGAAGCTCTTGGTGTAGCTAAAAGCATATTTGGATCAAAAACTACATCTGATAATTTTGAGCAAGATGTTATTCCTCAGCAAACAACAGATGAAGTTGCTCAAAGAAGTGCAACACAACAAGCAGAACTAGAAACAAACCAAACTATTGCTGACAATGCATCTCAAAGTCAGGATTTTAAACCTAAGAAAAGCGATCTAGAGATGGATGCTGAAATAGGTGCTCGTGCAAATATTCAGGAAGAAGTTGATAAATTTGTAGAAAAACAAAAACCTGTAGGAATTGACCCAATTTTATTAGCTGCTATGCAGGGTAGAGGTCAACAAGAAGAATTAGTTGGTACTTCATTTCCAATAGCTTCACCACTTTCTGATAATCCACAAACACCTCCAGGACAGACAAATACAGCTGTATCACAACCTTTTGCTACAAGCATAGAACCAATTGTAAATCCAAGTCCAAACATGACTCAACAGTTGGACACTATTATGAATACACTTCGTAAAGGTCGTGCAGATTTAACTGAAAGTCAAAGAATGGATTTAGCAAGAAAGATGACAGAAGGAAGTCCTAATGAGGTAGTGGGACAAATGGTAAATCGAATTAATCAGATAAATGAGTCCAGCGACAAACTTGTTGATGTAATGAGAGGTTTAGCTGGTAAGCCTACTAAAGAACAGCAAATAGAAGCATCACAGGCAAGATCCAGAGTAGAACAAAAAACAGCAGCAAAGCAAAGAAAATCTGGTATTCAATCCAGAATGACCGATCAGTATTATCCAAGTGGTGTAGCAAGAACTGATATTCAGATAGGCGGAATGAGAGATAGAAAGACGGGTCTTGGAAAATCAGTAGGTATCTCATACACTCCTCTAAATGGTGATACTAAAGTCGGATTTAATATTATGAGTGATCCAACAAAACCACAGGATGTAAGTACTTTTGATTTTGTAGCTTCTCCAAAAACTATGGAATCACTACAATCTCAACAAGAAGGGGACTTAGGGGCTTTAGCATTCGGAAAACTATTTAATATTGCTAAACAGAAGAAACAGGGCTTTAGCGGTATGGAAATGTAACCTTTGCTAGATTTAAAGTATTAACAAAAAAACTATGACTAAATTTTTACTTCCGATTGCAATTAATGTAATTAACAAAGCAGTTGACAAAATTCCAGAAGACCTCGATGATCTACTAAAGAAGTTTGTGGTAACACTACTTAAGAAAGCAGCAGCAAAGACTGGTAACAAAGTGGATGATTTATTAGTGGCACAATTAGAGAAAGCTCTATTTGAATCCTAATAATGGTTCAGTTTGGAAACCTAAATAAAAGAGATAAGACTCCTGCTGATAAGGCTGTTAGGCAGGGAAAACCTATTGCGAATAGAACAACTGGTCCTAACTTTCAAGGAGCAATACAAGATGCATGGAGAGGAACTCTAGATGAGAATCCTCTACAGAGTGATTTTTTCCAGAGTTCATATACTTTTCGTGATGTAGCTCCTACTGCACAAAAGAATTTAAATGATTTGCGATTTGTGAATACAGGTAATTTTGAAGAAGGTGATAATGATTTTGCGAATATATTTTTAAAAGGATATACAAGGGAACTAGGGGGAGCTGATAGTGCAGAAGATAAAGGTTTGATTGCAAAGGCAGATATAGTAGATAGAAGAAACTTAGATCAGGTGTCAGATAGACCAGTTGGTTTCGATACTGAGAATGCAGAAGCATCACAACCTGCAGCAAGTGGAAATGCTATAGTAGATTCAAATGTAGCTGGTAAGTTTCCCAGTAAGGATGTGAACGTCTGATGTCGGTAAAAAAAGCTTTTTTAAGAACAGCAGGAACAGCATTAAAGAGTTATCTTGATGATGCTTTGCGTATAGGTGGAAATATAGGACAAGAAGCAGCAACCGCTGCTTTGAGAGCAGGTAAAGCTAAATTTGCTCCAGATTTAGTTGGTAAAGTAGGTGCAGAAGTTCCTTTGTTACTGAGAGAAGGTTCTAGAGCTACGATTCCTACAGCTGGTAAAAGGTTAGGTCAAGCAGCAGTTTTTGGAACAGGTCTTGCAGCAGCTGGGCTGATAGATCAGCAGTCTGATTACAGTCAGCCAATGTCCAACTCTGTAGGAAATAGAGAATATGATCAATTTTTACAGAAAGCAGCTTTACAGGAACAACAGTTCCGACATAGCCTTGCCTTAGAACAAGCAAGAGCAGAAGCTAGAACGCCAGGTGCTCAGTATGGTGGATCTTTACTAGATTATGCTAGAGCAGAACAAGCTTTAGTAGAGGCAGGAGAAGTGACAAACAGAGAAGCAAAAGATATAGCTAGAAGCATATATGGAACAGGTCTTCGTGCTTACTAATTTTATAATTATGGAAAAGGTTAAGTAAATGTCAAAACATACAGATTATCCTCATTTTGATCAAGGTGGGTATACTACTTGGGATAGTGATTCTGATACAACAACATTTTTTAACAAAGCAGGTCAACAAGTAGAAGATCCTAATAAAAGAAGCAATTCATTTTTAAGTAGATTTAAAAGTAATATGGCGGATTATTTTGATGAAAATCCTAATGCTTTCGATTTTACAAATAAAGGTGGAAAGAGTGTTAGCGATAAAGTAGCTGAATTTTCGAAACAATTCGAGAGTGGTTTTAGTCCTGTTGCAGAAGGGTTTGGAATATATCAACCTCCTACAAACCCAATGACTGTAATACCAGGTCAGCAGGGAAGTCCAGGATTATTATCTCAAATTGCAGGACCAGTAGCTGGAGCTGCAGCAAGTGCTTTATTTGCTTGCGATATGAGATTGAAGCATGATGTGGATTGTTTGACAGATATGAATTTAGTTAAAGATGATCTAGCAGATGTAGCTTACTTCGTAAAAGAACTACAAGATAGTTAGAGCAAAGAATAGTTAATTTAAAATATTTATAACAAGATTTATTAGAGTGAGTAATGCCAGTAATTAGTGGAACTATAGGAACTGCAGCTTTAGCTGGAAAATTAATGCCACTATTAGCAAAGGTAGGTGCAGTCAAATTACCTTTATTACTTAGAGGAGCTGGTATAGCAGCTGGAGCAGCACCAGGAATAGCCCGTGGAAATTTAGGACAAGCTATAGTTGGAGGAGGACTTGGAGCTTTAGGAACTGCTGGATTAGGAGGAGCAGCAACAGGTTTAGGTACTAGAGCAGGAATACAGGCAGCAAGAATGGCAGGTCAGAAAGGTTTTGGTGCTACGGCTGCTGGAATTTTAGGTAGAGCTGCTGTCCCAGTTGGAATAGGAGCACTTGCAGGAGGATCAACAGCTGGTTTGCTAGGAGGAGGAGCTGGGAATGTAGGTAAAGGTGCATTAAGTTTAGGTGGATATGGAATAACAGGAGGAGAAGGAATGGGAGCTGGTGGCACTCCATTACCTCCAGGGATGGGACCTTATGGAATGATTTCTCCTATGGGAGATCCTCTAAGTGTATTAAGTCCTTTAGGTTTAGATGCAGGTAGACGATTAAGATCAGTAAAAGATGCTGAGACACTAAGAGATGCTACAAATATTCTTCTTCCAACAGTTAGGAAATTCTCTGAACAGGCTAAGAGAGATGACTTTGCTAGAGATATGGCTAGTGCTGGTATTAAACAGAATATTCTTACAAATGCAGCTCTTACTGAAAATATGCAGAGGGCTGGACTTAATATGGGAATGAATGCTGCAAATCAAGCTGGTGCAGCTCTAACTGCTAGATACAATTATTAATTATGTCAAAGCATACTTTATCTGGTACTGATCTCTCAAATGGTAAAAGAATAAACCAAACTTTTGAGATTGAAGACGAAAATGAAAACGTAAAAAGACCTAAAAATTTCAAAACTCTTCAAGATATCAAAGATTTCTATGGAGTTGATTTAGATACTCCTTTACCTGATTTTAATAATGTTACTCTTAAGGACTTAATGAAGGAATTTGGTCATTCAGAGTTACCAGAAGGTACTGAATTTTATCAGGGTGGTTTTTTAGATACTACAAAAAAAGGAACAGTATTAGATAAAGATAGACCAAAAAATTTATTAAGACCTTTAGCAAGTTTTGCGGATTTAGTTTTTGACAGATTTGGTACTGATTTTGATAAATTAGGTTTTGTAGGAGAAGGTCGCTATAGTGAGCTTTCAAAAACAATAGATCAAGATGATTTATCCAAATATTTATTACCTCAAGCATTTCAAAAAAAAGCTGAGAATGTTTTAGATACAGCCTTTCCAAAAGAATTACCTTCTCAAGACGAAATTACTGAGGAGTCAATAAAATTAGAGACAGATAGAAGAAAAGTTTTTGATCAGCTAGATAAAAAGAAGAGAAGAGAACAGGCAATAGAAACTTTAGTTTCAAATACAGTTTCGATGCCTATTTATACAAGGTTATTAGAAGATGCTGCTAAAAGAAGATTAGAACTAGATAAGGCAATGTTAGGGGCTAGAGAAATGATGCCATCTAATATTCAAAATATAATGTTATCAAAACAAGCACAACAACAAATGGCATCTTCTGCTTTTGCAGAGGAAGCTAAAGCTTTAGCTGCACAGCAAGATGCTGCTACAAGATTTGCAGGTCTTGGAATGGAGCGTCGATTTGGCTAATCTAAAATAAAAGAGTTACGAGAGGTACAGCATCATGATGGGAGGAGGATCCCCACCACCACCACAGATAATATATCCACCACCAGCTCCAGCTCCTGCACCAACAACGCAGGTTCCAACTCAAGCTCTTGCTAGTCAATCTGCTTTAAATGAAGTAAGTGGAAAACAGCAAAGACTGAATATGGAGTTAGGTGCTCAATTGGATAGAACTAATGCAGAATTCTTTACTGGTCAGGATATCCGTCGTGGTCAGGCTGCTGCTGCAGAAGATAGATTAACTGTTGCTAAAACAGCAGAGGAGAATCGTGCTCTTCAAAGAGTTGCTGGTCAAGAGGCTCGTGCTCAGACAGCAGAAACTGGTCTACAGTATAGAAGAGGACTAGAGACTGCAGGAGAACAGGATAGAGCATTAACAAGAGAGACAGGTAAGGAACAAAGAACAACAGACTTGCAAAGAGAGATGTTCCGTCGCTATAAAGAGAATAGAGATTTCGAACAGGC